CAGGTTGTACTAAATTTAGACCGCCAATACTTACCGGAGATCAAATTGTAATTAATAGTGATAGAATAATTGTAAGTAGTAGAAATGGAGAAACTATACATTATTCCAAAAAGAGATATGGAATTGTAACAGACAATGAATATACAGTAGACTCTCATGGTCAGATAGTAATGACCACAAACACAAAAACAGTGATTAACAGTCCGGCAATATATCTAGGTCAATATGATCAAACAAATGAACCCGCTTTGTTGGGTCAAACAACTGTTGACTTTCTGTATGACCTTGCAGATTTAATATTAGATCACGTTCATTGGCAATATCATGAACATGTCACATCCACAACAAACACTCCTGCGGATCAATCTGGTCAAATAGCAGATTATCCAACACAATTAACCACTCAAATTCCAACACCACAAGAAAAATTGAAAGCTTGGAGAGATAGTCTTGATAAAATCTTAAGTAAAAGAGTATTTTTAACTGGAGGTGGTTATGCCCCAGGAAGAAATGGTGGTTCTATTGAAGGCGGAACTCCTCCAACTGATATTAATGTATTTAATGGAAGTGGTGTTCCTGGAGGTTATAATGGTAAAACAAGAGGTCCAAATCCATCAACTTGGAGTTAATTTATGTATACTTTACCCACACCACCATCATTAAACTTACAAAATCCACTAGGTTCTGTACCAACTCCTAGTTTGCCAAGTATTCCTCCTCTTCCAAGTGCACCAAAATTGCCTTTAAAAAGAGTATCTGGACTTGATTATAAAAAGACATTCACAGAAACGTCAACATATAAAAATTTAAAGACAAATATACCAAATACATTGCCATCAGTTCCGTCTGTTCCATCAGTACCAAAGTTTTCACTGCCATCACCTCCTTCAGTGCCATCAGTACCATCAATTCCTACTATACCACCTACACCAACACTTCCAAGTATGTCAAATTTGCCTACTGCTCCTAGTATTCCTTCAATACCAAAGGTTCCAGTACCAAATGTACCTCCAATATCATCTATTATCAAACCACCTGCATTTCCAACGATACCTAAACTTAAAATTGTACCTATTGTGCCTGGTACACCACTTTCAGTACAAGCCTCTATGATAAAACCAAGTTAATTTTGGTAAATAAATAAAACATTTTGGTATATAGTAAAATATAATTATATAACATCAACAAGTATGAAAACACAAGAATTAAAAGAGATAATCAGATCAGTAGTAAAGGAAGAACTTCAAAAGTCTCTTCCAACTCTTATTCCTAATATTTTGAGTGAAATATTAACTGGTCAAAGTAAACCAACGGTCAGTGAAAACTTTGAAAAACCAAAAGTTTCACAAAAACCAATTGAAAATGTACAACCAGCAAAAAAGACATTTAAGAAATATACAAATAATGATGCTTTAAATGCTGTCTTGAATGAAACTGTAGGAGGAGTTCCAAGAGAAGGTGCTTATGTAGGATTGATGGGCGCATTACAAAGTGAAGCTTCTAGTGGTATTAATATTAATGAATCAGTACAAATGCCGCAACAAATCACACCAGTTAATGAAGAACAATCTAAAGTACTTAATGTCATTAATAGAGACTTTAGAAAATTAATGAAAGCAGTTGATAAGAAAAAGTCATCAGGAGTTGGTGGTGGTTTAGTATCAATGTCATAATATGAATCCAATTGGTTTAACATTACCTTTAAAATCTGGCATAAATGGGTATTTTGAGCAGTCATATGACACTCTAACCCAAATTAAAGCCAACATCACTAATTTTTTCAATACTAGACCAGGTGAAAGAAGATTTAACCCTCAGTTTGGAACAAAATTATATAACTATCTATTTGAACAAAATATTGAAGGGTTTGATGAAATTTTAAAGAATGTTATTAAAGATGACATGAATTATTGGTTTCCAAATGTAATTGTAAATACTGTATTTTTAGACATTACAACCGCCCAAAAAAACAAGAACACTGATAATTATATAATAAACATAAAAATACAATTTACGGTAAACAATCAAACTGATGTACTTGGATTAACTGTAACAAGCAATTTATAATAATATGGCAGAAAAACAACCAAAATCCTTTCAACCTCTTAATAAAGATATCAGATATCTTAATAAAGATTTTGCGTCATTTAAAGCTGGTTTGATTGAGTTTTCAAAGAACTATTTTCCTAAAACTTACAAAGATTTTAGTGAAAGTTCACCAGGTACAATGTTTATTGAACAAGCCTCATATATAGGTGATGTATTATCATACTATATTGATTATCAGTTTAAAGAATCATTGATGCCATATTCTGAAGAACGTAAAAATGTAATTGCGTTGTCTAAATATCTTGGATACAAAACTACTCCAACTAAATCATCTATAACTGAGATTGAATTATTTCAATTGATTCCATCAAAGGTTGATGCTGATGGAAATTATGTACCTGATGAAAAATATTGTTTGTCAATTAGAGAAAACATGGAGTTAATAAATAACTCTAATCAAAATTTTATTATAAGCGAACCAGTAGATTTTTCAGTTGATACTAGATTTTCTCCTAGAGAAGTTAGTGTGTACTCCAGAGATTCATTGGGAGTTCCACAATTTTTCTTGTTAAGAAAAACCGCTAAAGCATTTGCCGGTAAGATTGTAACTAAGAATTTTACTGTTGGTGCTGCTACTCCATACTACAAGATTGTATTGGAAGAAAAAAATGTAGTCAACATAATTTCAGTTATTGATGAAGATAACAATAAATGGTATGAAGCTGACTATTTGGCACAAGATGTAATTTTTACTGATGTAGATAACTCTCAAGTTACTGATGAAAATTTCTACGTCTACAAAGCAGAAGTATCAAAGATTATAAAATCATTGAAGACTTCAAGAAAGTATATAACTAGTATTACTGCGGATAATACAACTTACTTAGAATTTGGTCCTGGTTTAGATAATTATTCTGATGAAATAGTTTATCCAAATGCTTCTATTGTTGGTATTGGATTATCAAATATAAGAAATACTGATATTTCATTGGATGGAAGCAATTTCTTAAAAACAAATACATTTGGAGCTGCTCCGGCAAATACAGTTTTAACTATTAATTACATAATTGGAGGAGGGTCACTTTCAAATTGTAATGCAAATGAAATTACTAGAATTAGTTCATATCAATTGTTGAATGATGCAACATCTTTAAATCCGAATGAACAAACATTATTTAATACAGTACAACAAACTTTAAGAGTAAATAATTATACTGCTGCAGTTGGTGGTGCAGATGAAGAATCTGTAGATCAAATCAAACAAAATGCTATTTTGAATTTCACCACACAAAATAGATCTGTAACTAAGGATGATTATTTGATTAGAACTTATGCAATGCCACCAAAATACGGTTCAATTGCTAAAGCTTATATAACATCTGATACAGATTTGGTGTTGAATTTGAAAAATGATGTATCTGGATTTGTAGATTACAATAACAATACTACTGACACAAATAATTCAGTAGATAATTATTTTAGAAAAATTAATTATGATGTAACTAATCCATTTTCAGTTAATTTGTATGTTCTTGGATACAATGAAAACAAAAATTTAACACAAATTAATGAAGCTTTATTTTATAACATAAAAGAGTATTTGAAAAAGTATAGACTTTTAACTGACGGTGTGAATATTATTGACGGATATATTATTAATATTGGTGTAAATTTTAAAATTTTAACATACAACAATTATAACAAAAAAGAAGTGTTAAATAATTGTATTACTAAAGTAAAAGACTTTTTTGATATTGACAAGTGGAGTTTTTCACAACCAATTAATTTGAGTCAATTGGAACTAGAAATTGCAAGAGTAGAAGGTGTACAATCTTTAACAAATGTTGAAATTGTAAACTTAACTGCTAAAGACGGTAACTATTCACCACATGAATATGATATTTTATCTGCAACAAAAAACAAAATAATATATCCTTCATTAGATCCATGCGTTTTTGAAGTCAAATACCCTGACATAGATATCAAAGGAAACGTAGTATAATATGCATACATTTTTATATCCACAAAAAGATACATACATAACCAATGAAGTTGGATATGCCAACAAAAACTTTGGTATTGATGAAATTTTGGAGTTAAGATCTTATCCACACGTTAAAAAAGATTTATTGTTATATCAATCTGCATCTTTAACTGCGTCTTTTTATGATCGTTACGTGGCGGGATTTTCTGGATCTGTTAGTGCTTCAAATTTAGATGGCGGCACTTCATATGGATACGGAAATTTAAGATTTCATAGTTCTGCATCTATTACATTTACTGGATCATTGCTTAGTAATGCAAGTGGAACAGGTAGCTTTACTGGCTTGTTTATTGGATCACCTTTCTACGGATTTTCAACGTTGAACGGAATTAATTATGGTCAATTTGGACCACAAAACGTAGTTTTAACAAACGTAAGTGGTACAATAAGTGGTTTTAGTGGAAGTTTTTCTGGTAGTATTATTGAACATAATTTTCCTATTGCTGAGTTTAATGAATTAATTGGTAATTTCACAGGATCAATTTATAATGTAACTGGAAGTGTACGTGATTTTACAGGAGAAATATATGGTTATGCAGTAGGTTCACAGAGCTTATATGTTCCTTATACAGTATATACTGATGTTCCTGATTATAGTAGAATTTTGATTAGATTTGATTTGAATACTATTTCAGCATCTATTGCAAATAACTCAATAAACAACAATGCAAAGTTTAATTTAAAACTAAAAGCATCTAGTGTAAGTGAAATTCCTGTTGATTATATAGTTTACGGATATCCTATAAGTCAAAGTTGGACTATGGGAACTGGTAGATACTCAACAGGAGGAAATTTAGTAGGTGCAAGTTGGAATTACAAAAATTATGCCGGAGACAGTGGTTCTTTATGGTTTGATGTAAGTGATAGTCCAGTACCAAATACATCATCATTTGTAAATGAAGGAGGTACATGGTATGAAACGGTACCGTCAACATATCAATACAAATCTTCATCATTCTGTTTGAATGTTACAACTGGTAGTTCTTTGATTTGTTCACAATCATTTGATTATACTACATCTGATATCAATATGGACATCACAAATATTGTTAAAGGATGGTTATGTGGATGCGTGCCAAATGAAGGTATAATTTTGGTAAGTTCACTTGAAACAGTTGCAACTAATGGAATTGATAGCACAATCAAATTTTTTAGTAAAGAAACAAATACAATTTATCAACCTTATATTGACATTTCATGGGATGACAGTGTATATACAACAGGAAGTATGGTTCCTTTAACTGGAATTATACCATATACAGTTGTAATACAAAATCTATCAAAAGAATATAAGTTTGGAAACATTCCAAGAATTAATGTATTTGCTAGAGAAAAATATCCATTGAAGAATTTTATAAAGGGATATCAACAAATTAGTTATTTGAGCTCAAGTTTGTTGCCATCTGCATCTTATTATTGTATCAAAGATAATGAAAGTGAAAACATTGTAATTGATTTTGATGATAATACAAAACTAAGTTCTGACGGTAACATTCATTACTTTAAAATAGACACAACTGGTTTGCCTGTTGAAAGATTTTATAGAATTTTAATTAAAACAACATTTAATAATCAAACTGATATATTTGATAATGGTAATATATTTAAAATAACAAGATAATTATGTCATACCAAAAAGAAATTGAGGATTATGTTAACAATGGCACCTATGATTATAAAGTTGATTCTTTTGGAAACTTTACAATTGATGCCAACAATCCTAGTTTTAATTCTGAGTATATTTCTTTTACATTGAATGATTTTGTTTATGATTCTAAAAAAATTGAACAATTGAATCAAGTTACATTTCAAGAGTTTATACCTACAGTACAGTCTAATACGGTTATTGATATTAATATGAATGATATATTTAATCAACCTACAGATAATGATCCTGCAGTTAATAAACTAGCAATCACAACTGAAAATGCAGATGAAATTCAATATATTATACAAAAGTTACAATCTGAAAGAGATGACGCAAACAAGAAATTAAATGATATAATTTCAAGACTTGAACCACAATGAATTTTCCATATCCAACAGTAACAAATTTTACATCAAGTGTTAACACCGCTTATTATTTTAATGAGACGGATGTTAGTGTATATAACGTAAACACAAACATAAGTGAAAGTTTCTTTGGTAAATCAGAGAAAGACGTAGTAGAATTTTCTTATTATAATTTAAGTGGGGTACAAAATGGATGGACGTATAAACAACCAAAAATTATTTATATATCAGATGTAGGAAGTTATACAGACGTTGATTATAAAAAAGTAAATTACTCATACAGAAAAACAAAGACTGATTATATCAGTTATAAAAATAACTTTTTGATTGATATTCAATCTGATTTTTCTTCATCAAATGTATTTGACGGTCAACATGTTGCATCTTATAACTTTCTAAGAAACGTTGCGGGTAATCAATCATTTCCATTAATCATTTCTGAAATTTCTCCATCAAGAACTGAATTAAAATTGGTGCCTGCTTTCAATAAAGTACCAAAAACAGATGAAGAGCTATATCAAAATTTGTACTATGAATCATTTATTAGAAAATTAGTATTGGTAAATGACATCACTGATACATTAAATTCACAATTGTTTAATTATAACTGTGATTCTACATATAAGTCTACATTACAAACTTCACCTGAATCAATAAATACATTCAAAAAATCATTTGGTTTTAAGAGTGATCAAGACGCAATAACTTTTATAAATAACGTTTATAATGGCGTTGATTCTTCTACAATTGAATTATTCAATAAGATTACATTCAAGAATTTATTTGGTGTTAAGAACTTTATAAAGTACTGGTTATACACATACTCAAAGAACATAATTACATTTGATGATTTATATGTACAACTCAAGTATATTGTACAAAAGGAATATGTAAACCAGTTAAACGTTATTAATTTCTTCAACGTTGATCTTACAGATGCAATAAATTTAATCACAACAATTGTTTGGGATCAATTTGTACAAGTTGAAATCAAGAAATTAGAATTTAATTTTACTAACAAATTTTATTCTTATTATAAGAACGGAATAAATTTTGGTAACGGTGTAATTCTTAAATTTATAGATCATTCATATGATTCAAGCAATGAATCAACTGATGTACACGCAACATTGTTAGTGAAATTAGATGCGCCACTATCATTTAATTATAGTACAAAGTCAATATGTTGGATATCAAATATTAGTATTACGCCATTTGTACAAAATGTAATTCTAATAAAAGAAACAGTATCTAAAAATTATAAGATTTCCGGCCCTAATTTTTCAATCAAGATTATAAATTCAAATCAAAATACGATTGATAACGTTTCTTCCTTAGATCCAGATTTAAGTGCAGATACTCAAACAGAAATTAACATCAATAAAAAATTAGCAACATTAGATGTTGATTATTCTGATTTTTCAAACTTTGTATTATTTTCATCCGCCGCTCTAAGAATAAAGATTTTCAAGAACAAATTAAATAGACTTGATACGTTAGATAATACGTTAGAAACAATTACATCCGCATCTAATTCTAGTACAACTGTTTTAAGTGCATCATATGCAACTGAATACAACACATATACTGCGGAAAGTTTATCAATCAAAAATGGATTTGATGGGTTTGAATGTTACTTGTATAGAAGTCAAAGTTTGGTTTCAGGTAGTATATCAGATACCAATTCCAATTATTATACTTATGTTTATGATGCTGAAGAATATGATATAAACAATAGGGACAGTCTAGTAAATAATACTCCAGAATATATCAAGATGGATGAAAATAACAATGATTATTTGGTATTTTTGTCAATGGTTGGACACCATTTTGATAATATCTATCAATACATCAAGTCATTTCCAATTTTAAATTCAAAGGATACAAATTCAGGAGACAGTTACTTGCCTGATATCATTTATTATCTATTAAATTCATTTGGTTGGAATACTTCCACTGATTTTGCCAACAAGAGTTTGGTTACAAATTATCTTAACAGTGCAGATTCAGGTTCTCAATCAATATCAGCTAAAGATAAAAATGAAATGATATGGAAACGTATTCTTGATACACTTCCATACATTTATAAAACAAAAGGTACAACTGAATGTATAAACTTATTAATGTCTTGTTATGGCATTCCGTTGAATATTTTAAGTATCAGAGAATTTGGTGGCAGTAAAATTGAAAATTCAAAAGTATCAAGTTATTTGTATGATGAAAAATATTTCTTCACCAAATATAGTTCAAATAATGAATATGTAGAAATTCCATATCAAGATTCTGCAAAATCATTAGAGTTTACTTTCAAATTAAACAAAGATTATAATTTAAATGATGTAGTTGATTTAGCATCAAAAGATACTGATTGGAAGATATATTTAAAGAAAACAAGACAAAATGAATATGGAAACATATATTTTTCAATATTAGATAAATCAATTGAAATTGAAAATGTACCAATTTTTAATAAAGACAGATTTTATAACGTATTACTAAGACGTAATACTACATCATCTTTTTATGATACAACAATTGGTGAAAATTATGTTCCAACTGAATATAATTTAGTAGTTAAATCAAATCAAGATGACAGAGAATGTTTTTCAAAATCAGGAAGTATATTCTTGACTAGAACATATAATGAATTATTTGCTGAAAATGGATTTTTGTATTTTGGTAATTATGTCAATTCTACAAATAAATTTACAGGTCTTTTAGACAAAATTAATGTAATAAAAAATCCAATATCAGATTCTCACTTTGATCAATATTCAAAGAATTATAATTTTTATGGCAATCCTGCTGTAGAAGATACATGGACCAATTTATTGTTCAGATATAACTTTGATTATCCAATAAATTTAGGACCAATTTCATCTTCTACTCAATTAATTGCAAGTACCAATAGTGGTAGTGTAATATTGCCTGTAGAAGTCAGTGCAGTTTATTATAGAGCATTAGCTACATACACGCAACCATCTTTAAATGTATCAGTAGTTTCACTTCCAGATCCTAATTATGTAAGATTATATTGGTATCCTTTATATTATGGAAACACATATCAATTACAATATGCTTCAAATTTTATTGGTCCTTGGACTAATTACGGTCCTGTGATAAGTAATCCAGTATCAATAAGTCCTGATTTTCCTGAAGGTAAGGTTGGTATTAGTGGAAGTGCATATAATTTTAATTATAATAGTGTAACACAATCTAATTCATGTACATACTATTCACAATCAGTATTTCCATATCAATTTGAAGAAGTTGATGTTGTACAAGCATCTATAATTCCACAATATGGACCAAATAAGTACAATAATGAAAAGGTTAGAAAAGTAGAACAAACATTATTGACTCAACCATCTCCAATTCAAAGTGTAGCAAAAAATTTGAGTCAATTAACTCCTGATTCTAATTTATTGGGTGTATTTATTTCTCCATTCAAAGTAAAAGATGATGATATAATTGATTTTCTAGGTGATTATGACATTGTTAATGATATTGCTGATCCTGGTTATCTATATGAATCAAGTTATAAGAGTTTACAAACTTTATCAGAGACTTATTACACATATAGGGGAGAAACAGTATTGTATCAAGAATTCATGACGGTATTTAGAAGTTATTTTGATGTTTCTGTATTTGATGTAATTAATAACGTCATACCAGCAAGAGTTAAATTGTTGACCGGTGTACTAATTGAACCATCAATTCTTGAAAGACCAAAGTTTCAATCTAAACTAATTGTGAGAGAAGTAGTTCCTCCAATAGATGCAACTATAGAAAAAAATCCATCTCCAATCAAAATTGAATTACAAACTTCTGATAAATATGAATCCACAATAACATGTGCGGAAAAAGTTGGATTCTCAAGACCATCTAATTTAAACAAAGGATATATTCCTGATACATTGGATGATTATTATCTATTTGTTTATAATCAAGGTGGATATAAATACTTTGATTCAAGAAATTTATCAACGTCTTATTTATATAAAGTAATTGATAACCAAGATGTATATACTGATAACGGTAATACCGGCCCTGTTTCTTATCCAATAAATAAAATTATTTCAGTTCCTGATGGAATGTCATATAATGCCAATAATTTGTATGGTGACCCGTACATAACCAATATATCATCTTCTATTGATATATACAATTTATTGCCTGTTCAACATCTATCATATAAAAACAAACCGCTGTCTAAGTTTTCAGTTTATTTAACATCTTCATTGGAAAGAGTTAATCTATTTTATCCTCCAAACGGTGAATTTAGAACCAATAATTATGGTACTCAGATAACATTTTCAATAACAAACACCAATCTTGGATTGTCCAACTTTGATGAAGGTAGTATTTATGTAAAGTCAAGAAATACTAATACTACTACTATACTAAGTCCATATGAAATTACCGGATCTGGTATTGTAAATGATTATAATCCAGTGTTAACTCAGAGTCTTAGTTTGAGTCAAAGCGTTTTTGTTATATAAAATAATAAGAAATCTTAATTTTAAACTATTTATAGAATATGGCATATTTAGACAATAAAACAATCATTGTAGATGCTACTCTAACCAAAAAAGGAAGAGAATTGTTGGCTACAAATGGAAATTTGAACATTACCGCATTTGCATTAGCGGATGATGAAATTGATTATGGATTATACCAACCAAATCACCCTCAAGGTACCGCTTATAATGATTTTGCTTTGAGAAATACACCAATTTTTGAAGCTTTCTTTGATGAAACTCAATTGATGAAGTATAAATTGGTTACCCTAAATCAAGGTGTCACTGTAATTCCAATTATTTCTCTAAATATAGATAAGATTTCTGTACCAGCCACTTATACTGGTGACTTATCCATCTCACCATCAACCAACCCAACATACAATCAAACACTTGGTTATACTGCAATATTAGCAAACAAGAACGTTGGTACATTGGTTGTGACTGAAACAGTAACATCTAATACATTATCAAGTACAGTTACTACTTTTGCTGGAGTTTCTGCTGAAACATCACAAGTTGTAGTTGGATTGAAATTTAAGTTTATACCAAATACTGGTGTAGGTACAACAACAACCACAAATTTGACTATAATTGGAAATGAAAGCGGTGGAAGTATTACTATACCTGTAACCGTAACTGTATAACCTTTTTGAAATATGATATTTAAAAAATTTGATTCAACAGATATAGTTGTAGGAAGAGTAAATCAAGTATCATCTCCAATGTGGACATCAGGTGATATTGCTGCGTTACAATCTGCATTTTACACATCACCAACACAAACTGTTGCAACAGGTTCAGGAGTGTTTAATGTTTACAATGGATTGTATTATAACAATGTGTATTATTCAGGTGAACCATTCTTTCTACTGTAACTGCAAACTCAATCACAACAATTACAGGTTCAAGCATTTATGCAATATCTTTTACTGTAAACAAATATAAAGATAAATTGGATGAAGGTCAACTTGAATTTAGCCTTAGCGGATCAAAAGGACAATTTACATTTATTGATGATTCATCAGTAACAGGCAAAATTGCAGATTCTTACAATCTTATCTCCGGAAGTATTGTCAACGGAATTCCTACACCATTCACAAACGGTGGAACAGTAACCGCTGTATATTATGGTATTGGTACATTGTATCCAAAAACAGGTACAATTATACTAAATTCATCAAAAATCAGTGCATTAACAGGTATTACTGATTTTACTGGTACAAATCCTACATCATATGGTTTATATCAAAAGAATTTGATTGCAGGAATAACAAGATGTACCACAAAATATTTCAAGGCAAGAAAATCAGAATTTTTACCTTCTAAACATTACTTTGTAAGAGTTAAAAATCAAGAATTTAATTACTCAAACAATCCATCATTTGTTTCAGATGGTACAGACGGAAAACAAGCAGGTACTATAAGATTCAATCAATTCTTTACAAATCCACAAAGTTATATAACCACTGTTGGTTTGTATAATGATTCAAATGAATTGGTTGCTGTTGCAAAAGTAAGTCAACCTGTGATGAAGAGTTTTGATAATGAATCTCTCATTAAGGTAAGATTGGATTTCTAAAAAATGATAAAGTCACTTAAAAAAAATGACATTAGAACCACACCTTTCACTGCTGCTAAAAAATGGAATCCTCAGAATAAACTTCACAAGGATTTAATACTGTGGCAAAGTGGATCTGTTAGTGGATCATTGTCATTGACTTTTAAAGAATACAATGACGGAACAGTAGCACCTTATACATACATTTCATCTGCAATTGCTCTTCAACAACAACAAGATGACTTTTTAAGATTCAGAGAAGGTGTTAATTTAACAGGATCAATATCTCCAACCGGAAGTTTTTATTATGATCCTGTTTTATCTGAAAAGAATGTGGATGGTACATATAAAACCGTTTTATATGCTACCACAAAACATTTATTTTATAAAGAAAGTCAAGATCCTTCAAAAATATTTGGATTGGAATCACTAGATTCATCCAACGTAAACAGAAGTCTTCCAAATAAGATTTCTACATTTAATATACCACAAAACAAATTTGGTGAAAAAGTAATTCCAAAGTCAGTTGTTATTAAACATGAAATTCAAGGACAAACTTATAACGTTGTTGATGACGGCAACTCTAATCTGGTAGTAAGTGATAAAACATTTATCAATAATCAAGACTCAAATATTGATAAAGTTGCAGCAAATATTACATTGAATATTTTGCCAGGTACATATGACTATGACGGTGATCCATATGAAATAACTGCTACTACTAAACCAACAAATTTATCTTATATTGTAACTTATAATGGATCTACAACACCTCCAACTAATGCAGGTACATATACTGTAGTAGCAACTATTAATGATAATTTTTATCAAGGATCAGTCACAGGTACTTTTACAATTGAACAACTTTTAACAACAATTACACTTAGTAATTTAACTCAAACTTATGATGGAAACCCTAAACCTGTAACTATTAGTATTCCATTAACAAATATAAATTATACAGTAACTTATAATGGGTCTATGACACCACCAACTGATGTTGGTACTTATAATGTAGTTGTAACAATTAATGATCCTAATTATCAAGGAACAAAAACCGCTACATTGACTATTGCACCACAAACATTAAGTATAACAACACAATGTCCATCAAAAACTTATGGTGATGATGATTTTACTATTCCAGTAAATAGTGTTAGTAACGGTGCAATTTCTTATACAATCAATAGTGGACCAGCAACAATTGTAAATGGTAAAATTCATATCACTGGAGTTGGTACTCTTGATGTAACAGTAAATCAAGCCGCATCAGGAAATTATTCTGTTACTAGTGTAAATTGTTCCTCAATTACAATAAGTCCTAAACTATTAACTGTGACTGGGATAACCGCAGCTGATAAAGTATATAATGGTGATATCACAGCTACATTAAACACTTCAAATGCCGCATTACAAGGTGTAGTAACATATCCAAACGGAACAAGGGATAATGTAACATTAAATGTTGGAAGTGCATTAGGAGAATTTTCAAGTGATTCAGTAGGTGAAGGAAAAACCGTTACCGTTTCTGGTTTAACTATTTCAGGAACAGACGCAAGTAAATATACTTTGGTTCAACCAACTACAACTGCAGCTATAAAATCTAGTGGTTCAAGTGGTACTATTACTATGAACAGTGCAACTGTAATATATAATGGTGAGCTACAATCATTAGACGTAATAGTTGATTCTAATATACCAATAAAAATTACATATAAAAACAACAATAATGTAATAACCATTGTTACATTATACGGTGGAATCAGAACAGTTACAGAAGGACAATATCCAAAAGATATTGGAAGATATGATGTTACCGCTGAATTAGATACTGAAGTGTCTACAACAACAAAGTATACAGTTTCACCTGTATCTGCAACTCTAACTATTACATCTATAAAGGGAGACGTTAAATTTGGAACAAATGTATTTTATTTTGATGGAAATCCAAAACCAGTTCAAATATTATCTAAATCACCTAATGAAGAAGATTTGACAATTACATATAATGGTTCATCTACGATACCATCTGCAATTGGAGTATATGAAGTAAATGTAAAGTTTAAAAATCCAAATGTTTATTATAACAATACAGTTACATTAATAATAAAACAGATTCCAACAAATAACTGTGAAACTAATATTACAAATGAACCTAGTTATCAACAAGAACAAAAAAATATTATTGATTTAACATCATCAGTTGGTAAAATAAATTTCAAATATAGCATAAATAGTGGTACATCACAGTTTAAAATTGAATATCCATTAAATTCACGTAAAACTGTATATGACTCAGGATTAATATCAGCACCAAATAATAATCCTCAAATATCTTTTGATAAGGATAAAAAAGGATCATTGAATGGTATAGATAGTGATAAATGTTTGGTCACTGTATATTCCACAACAAATAATAATGCCTGGAATTATTCTATAAGTTGCGTTAATGCACCTCCTCCTGTAGTGCAACCTTCATTAGGAATTAATGATATATATAATCAGTCTATTGTAATTACCACCTATTCAAGGGGTATTGTAAATTATGAATCATTAAACACGGAATGGAGTTTAATTAGTCAACTACAATCAAAAGTTCTTGAGGGATCTTTATCACCATATGAATATGATGGAATTCGTAATATACTTTATATAAATAAGAACATACGAATTACTCCTAGAGATCAAACTTTACAGGATTCCACTACAAATATAAAAATAATTTTAAATTTTAACTTAAGTATTTCATATGGCACAACTTACTATCAAATTACTTTAACATATAAAAGACTAGGAAATTCTTTAGAGAATAGGATTAATCCAGGGTCTCTTGTAGTTGATTGTCATTGGTTTAGATATAAAGGAACAAATGTTACATTTGATGTACAAGATGCAAAAACACAATTAATATCACAAATTAATAGTGATGAGTTTAAAGATACGTTTTTATCACCTAAAACATCCGTTACAAATGGAGAAATACAACGATCACTTTTGAAATCTTTTGTTAATTTGGCTATAACAAATACATTAATTGATAATTCAAGATTTGAATTTCAAACGGATAAAATGGTTATATATGATGAATATAATAATCCAACAACAATTACATCTGATGAGTTATATACTCCTGCTATGGGTTTTGCAGATGCTGAAGGTATATTAAATGACGGTTTGATTTATATAAATCCTACTGAACAAATTGTAGAAATTGTTTATCCTGCAATATGTCAACCTATTAAATTTGGCAGTGATGAAAGATCATTTAAATGATAATTAAATTTTATGAGTGTAACAATAAAAAATGAAAATTACGGATATTCAGTAGCAACATATGGTGACTATGTTGCAATTGGATCACCGCCTTCATTTAGAAAAAATCAAGGATTTTCAATTGGAATGGTGAATGTTAAAAAATATGATTCATCTGTTGATCAATATGTTCCATATTTAGAATTACAAAAAACTTTAAATTTACAACAATTAGATGTTGCATTAAGTGACACAAATTTTTCTGATTTGTTAACTGAAAACGGTGAATCACTTGACAGTGACCTAAATGAAACTGATATTGTAAAATTGGAAAATGAATACGGAAATTCACTTTCAATTTATGGAACTGAACTAGCAGTAGGTACTAGATTTTTTAGTTGTTCATTTGTAAGTCCAGATAATTTATCCGGACAAACTCTTACTACAGGATCATGTGTTGATATCTATGAATTATCTTCAGGATCAATATATCCATATACAAGTATAAGCAGTTCATTTAATGATGAAACCGGTAGTTTTGCTGGATCAATTTCACTTGGTCAAAATGTATTGGCAATAGGATGTACCAAAAAATTTAATAATAAAGGTGCTGTTTATATTTACCAAAAAGTAAATAATAATTGGACTTATGCGCAAACTTTAACCGGAAGTAAAAGTAATGTAGGTGATTATTTTGGGTATTCTTTAAAGATTGATCCTAGCGGAAGCAGAGATTTGATTGTTAGTGATTACAAAGGAAGTGGAACTGGTTCAGTTTATTTCTTTGCATCTTCTTCTACAGGATGGAATGAAGTAAATTATGTAAATGCTAATCAAGATTTTAATTATAATCTTACTTATGTAAACTATCCTCCAAGCGCATCATATTCACAATCATTTGATGGATTTGGATATTCAGTATCAATTTATGGTGATAATGCAGTTGTTGGTTGTCCATATGAATCAGAGTATTATGAATATACTTCATCACAACAACTAAGAAAACGTGGTGCTGTTTATTTTTATTATAAATGTAATTTAAATAACAAATGGGTATTTGATAAAAAGTCATATGGTGATGATAATACATTTAAAGATAACAAGTTAGGATATAACGTTGATATATTTGACAACTATACAATTGTATCCGCACCAAAATATATTTTTCCATTTTCTTCTAGTTTTATAACTGGATCATTAAACAAAGTATTGACCAGAGAAGATTATGAAAGACCTTTTAATTTATTAGGTCAAGTTTTGTTGTACGAAAATACTGAAAGTAACTGGAATGTAAGTAAAAATATATTCAGATACAAAACATATGGAATTCCATATACAGTATTTGGATTTGATGCTGCAATTTCAGATAAATCTATTGTGGTAGGATCACCATGTTTATTTGCAGATACTAACAGAACAGTAGAAACAAGTATATCTAATTATAATAATATTCACGGATATTCTTATATATACAATCTAAACACTGATCTAAAAGATTATCATATTGGTAATGTATTCTATAGAAATGGATTGTTGGTAATGAAAACCAGTGGATCTATTTTTGACAACATGATGTTGAAACAAAATCCACTTACAGGTTCATATTATGACGTAGAATATCAATCCAACTTTTCAATCTATGAAAATCAAATTATCTGTAGAATTGAAACTGGGGAATTTAATGTAAGTACCAATCCAACTGCGGTATATAGAAATAATTTTGATTATGATATTGATGGTGACAAACACTTTACTTTCAATGATTTGGATTTAATTTTACGTTATATTTCATCCAAGAATTCAAATAATCAAAGATGGTGGGAAATAGTTGTAGATAGTTCATATGAAGAAAACTTATTCAGTTATTATACTGGATCATTAGGTCAAGATAATAATTATTATGTAAGTAAGTCAGTAATAAACATGCCAGAATATACCAATTTAGTATCTATAGATTCAAAATTGGATGTAAACAATGATAAAATGGTTAATATCAATGATATGTTTATTTTGTGGAAATATTTCATATCAGAATTGGATGAAAATTCTTTGAAACCATTCATTACAAACAAATGTATGAGATCCAAATATCAAGACGTATCTAATTATTTGGATAATGCAACTGGAAAATATAATAGAAGTTATATAAAACCAGAATTTTTTGACTATGAATATAGTTCATCAGTAGATACAACGGGTTCTTATTTAGCACCTTATATTACTACCGTTGGTTTGTATAGTGGAACAGAGTTGGTTGCAATAGGTAAATTAGGAACACCAATTAAAAATAGTAAAGATTTCCCGATAAATATTTTAGTAAAATGGGATGTCTAATCATATTTATAATTAATAATATAACTATATGGCAACAATTGATAGACCTTCATTAGAAAAAAACTTGGAAACAAGATATCAAACACAACCTGTTGGTGGTGCTTATAATGCCAAAGACATTGTAAGACAAGGTGGCAACGTTGTATCTCTAGGAGGTAGTACATTTGAAACAAATTATACAGTTACAAAGGGATTTAAAACAAAAATGGCTACAGGAGTAACTGAATTGAAAGATGCTGCCGGTGCTAGTTCCAAACAACTTTCACTTTACATGCAAGGTTTCAATAATAAACCATACAAACGATAATACATATACTATATATTGGTATATGGTTATATTAGGTTTAGATTCATCTACATCAGTTACTGGTTGGGCATTTAGTAAAGACGGCAAAGTCTTGGATGCTGGTTATATTGACACCAAAAAGCTTGAAACAACCAAAGAAAAAACGTTTTTTGTTATATCAGAATTGGAGAAAAATCCATTAATAAAAGACGTAACCACCATTAATTTAGAAGCTGCTTTAAGTGGATTTGCTGGTGGATTTACCAGTCAACAAGTTATTATTACATTAGCCCGTCATAACGCTGTTTTTGCTTATATTATTGAAGAACACTTCAAGGTAAAAGTAAATCTGTTATCAGTAAACACTATGCGTAAACAGTTATTTGGTAAGTGTAGAATTAAAGGCATCAAATCCAAAGACTTTGTTAAATCTGAGTTAGAATCTCTATGTCCAGATGTAATTAAATTTACTGTTCTTAACAAAAAGGGTAATTGGGATGAAAGAAACGGTGATATGTATGATGCAATCGTTGCATCTCTTTTCAAATAAATTGAATTTTTATTATTTATAAATGATATATATGATGGTATAGGATTCATATATGGACAATTTTTATGTATATCATTTAATAAATTCACATAATAATCTTCCGTTTTATATAGGAAAAGGAATAAAAAACAGAATGTATCATCATGAAAAAATGGTGAGGAATAATAAAATACCAAATAATAACAAATTATTATTTTACAAAATTAAAAAAATTATAGATTTAAACGGACATATAATATATAAAAAAATTAAAGAAAATATTTCAGAATATTCTGCTCTTCTATTAGAAATAGAAGAAATAAAAACTTATGGAAGAATAGTTGATAAATCTGGAATTTTATGCAATTTGACTGAAGGCGGTGAAGGTATGTCTGGATTTAAACATAAAATTCAATCTAAAAAAATAATTTCAGATGCATTATTGAAAAAATATAAAGATGAAAAATTTATTAAAAAATATTGGGATGGCCGAGAAAAAGTGAATTGGAATGAAGTAAGAAAAAAACAATCTATTACATTAAAAGAAAAATTTAAAAATGATATTAATTTTTTAGAAAATCATAGAATTCGTATTAAAATGTCAAATTCATCAGAAAAAGTAAAAAAGAAACATTCAATATCTAGATTAAATTTTTATAATAAAAATCCAAATCATAAAAAAATACTATCAAAGATACAAAAAAAATTATGGGAAGATGGAAAATATAATAATTCTAAAACATGGAAGTTTATCAATCCAAACGGAGAAGTTATTGAATTTAATAATTTACAAGAATTTTGCAAAAAAAACAATTTACAACAAAGTAATATGGTTGCGGTTAATCAAGGAAAAAGAATACAACATAAAGGTTGGAAAAAATATATTCAATGAACCGCAACAAAATATTAGAGTTAGCAAAAAAAATAAAAGCCTTAGCTGAGAAAGGTAAGGATGGTGAAAAAAATGTGGCTAAAGAAAAGTTGGAAAAAATTTGTTTAAAATACAATATATCATCCAGTGAGTTAACACCTTCAATAGAAACAAAAGACTTTTATTTTATTATACATGATTCTAATGAAAGAGATTTATTGATAAATGTTTCATGTATGATATTGGATGTTCCTGGTCTCAAATGGAAAGAAAAAAATGATTGTGTGAAGATGACAATCACACATGAAAACTATAAAGATATATACAATGCATTTGAATATTATAAAAAAATGTATAATGATTATAAAAGATACATTATGCAAGGTATAATAATGAGAAATGCAATAGGATACGTTCCAAAACCACAAAGTTATACTCAAGCAAATGTTCAACAAGACATGACACCACCATCACCAACTGAAGATGTTGGTTCACAAGAAAAAGATACGGAAACTGAAGATAATGGTGAAGAATTTGAACAGAATGACAAAAAAAATGAAGATGTTTCTGAAGATCCTATTGATCCAATAAAATTGATGAAAGTTGCAGTTTCTTTAGACCAAAAACCATGGAAAAAACCGTTAGATAATAACTTGATAGAATAGAACTATTGAGATATGATCTGTTTTAAATGTTGTTACAACAAGAACAAATTTTATCTACTTTGAATGAAGTGTTAAATCAGATCCCCAAGATCAGAAAGGGAACTGATGCGGTGTACTATTGTCCAATTTGTAAACACTACAAAAGAAAGTTTGAAGTAAGTTTAGTAACTGGCAAATACAACTGTTGGGTATGTGGCAAACAAAAGATTTCTTAATTTCTTTTGATGAAGAACCTGAAAAGGTTGAACTACACTATTTACCAAAAGAATATAAACCAATGTATCAACCATCAACTGAATTGGAATATAGACATGCTTTGGTATATTTAAAGAACAGAGGAATTACAAAGTCAGATATTCTTAGATATAACATTGGATATTGTACAGAAGGACAATATAAAAACAGAATTGTAGTACCTTCTTATGATTGTAATGGCAATTTAAATTTCTTTACCGCAAGAAGTTTTTATGAAACCAAATCATTGAAATATGTAAGTTGTAACTATTCAAAAAACATCATTGGATTTGAAATGTTAATCAATTTTGATGAACCAGTCACATTAGTTGAAGGTCCATTTGATGCTATTGCAGTAAGAACAAATTGTATTCCATTATTTGGAAAAACAATGAGTAAAAAACTAAAGATGAAACTGTTGGAATATGATGTACCAATGGTAAATGTCTTGTTGGACAATGATGCGTTGGAAGATTCTATAAAAATATGTGAGTTTTTAACAAAACATGATATTCCAGTAAAATTAGTTCAATTAGACGGTAAAGATCCAAACGTAATTGGTTTTGAAAAAACTTGGCAAATGATAGATGCTACTGATACAGTAGACTTTGAGAGACTGTTTAAATTAAAGATAACAATATAATATGGCAACATATCTAAAATCAGATATACAAGAGTATAAGAATATTTTTCACATTGCAGATATTCACCTACGTCTTACAAAGAGACATGATGAATATCAACAGGTGTTTGAAAAGTTATACAAAGCAGTTGAAAAAACACCAACTGAAACAGTTGTTGCGGTATTGGGTGACCTCTTTCATTCAAAGAGTGATCTTTCACCTGAATGCGTTAAAATGGCATCTGATTTTCTTCAAAATCTTGCCAACAGAAGACCAACCGTATTGATTGCCGGTAATCATGATGCTACTCTAGCTAATAAAAATAGACTAGACAGTCTGAGTCCTATTGTTAACGCAATTAATCATCCTAACCTATTTTATTTAAAAGATTCCGGTCTTTATATCTTGGGAGATATTCTATTTAATCACTATAGTGTCTTTGATGAACCAGAAAATTACATTAAGTTCAAAGACATTCCAAAAGTATATCTAAATGAAACCAGATACAACATTGCACTGTTTCATGGACCTGTAAATGATGCAATTACGGATGTTGGTTATAAGGTAACCAGTAGAACAATCACAAACAAGTTGTTTGAAGGACACCAAATTGTTCTATTAGGTGATATTCATAAACACCAAGTTCTAGAAAGAGATGAAACTACCATTGTTTATGCTGGTTCATTGATTCAACAAAACCATGGAGAAGAATTAAAGGGTCACGGATTTGTTTTTTGGGATCTAAAGACCAAAGCATTCAAACATTTTGAAGTGGTCAATGACTATGGATTTTATACAGTTGAAGTAAACAAAGGTAAATTGGTTACAGACTTTTCTGATATTCCTAAAAAGGCAAGACTCAGAATGAAGTGTATGGAAAGTGTAGCTACTGAAGTTAAGTCTGCACTTTCAAAGGTAAGAGAAGTGTGTGAAGTTACAGAAGTGTCTTATGTTAGAGTAGATGCTGGTGATATTTCATCAAAAAATATCATTAATAGTACTGACTTTAATTTGAATGACGTATCAGACGTTGATTATCAAAATAAATTAATTACTGACTACATCACATCAAAAAATAATAATGTAACCAAAGATACCTTTGAACAAATTTATAAAATAAACAAGGATTTAAATGCTACTTTAGAAAAAGAACATATTGTAAAAAATATCAGATGGAAACCTAAGAAGTTTGAATTTGATAATATGTTTAGTTATGGTGAAGATAATGTAATTGATTTCACTAAGATGCATGATGTAGTTGGTTTGTTTGCTAACAATGCATCAGGTAAATCTAGTGTATTATCTGCACTATCATTTTGTATTTTTGATAAATGTGACCGTGCATTTAAAGCATCTCACATTCTTAACAGTCAAAAAATGAACTTCAAATGTAAGTTTAACTTTGAAGTTAACGGAACTGATTTCTTTATTGAAAGAAAAGGTCAAGCTGATAAGAAGGGTAATGTCAAAGTGGATGTTAAGTTCTGGAAAGAAGAGGGTGGTAAAGTAATTGAACTTAATGGTGAAGCACGTAGATCAACTAATGACATTATCAGAGATTATGTAGGTACTTATGATGACTTTATTTTGACTGTATTGAGTATTCAAAATAATAAAGTAGGTTCATTTGTTGATATGGGTCAAACAGAACGTAAAGATCTATTGGCACAATTCATGGGACTAACTATATTTGATAATTTGTATAATGATGCATCAGATAAGACCAAAGAAATCAATGTATTGTTGAAGAATTTTAAAAATAATGATTATACACAGAAGTTATTAGATTTGACTAATTCTATTGAGATTTCATCTAGTATGGTGGAGTCTGAAAATAAACTACTGGATGATCTAACACAACAACGTGAAGATGAAAACAATAGACTGTTAGAAGAAACTAAGAAATTGATTAATATCACAGGCAATTTCACTGATATTACATCATTGGAATCAAAGAAGATCATGTTGGAGAATAATATTTCTACACATTCTTCTAGTCTATTGACTTTTAAAAATCAAGACGTTCAACTTCAAAATTCTCTAAAAGAAAATAATCAAATCATTTCAAATTATGAAAATGATGACATTACTACCAAGTATGAAAAGTTTACTGAACTATCAAGTTCACTAAAACAAACAGAACAGTTGATTGAGAAGAAAAAAATTGTTGTAAAATCTAAACTAGATAAATTAAAAAAACTAGAGGAACATAAATATGATCCAAATTGTATTTACTGTACAACCAATGTATTCGTAAAAGATGCAATCAAGACCAGAGAAGAGTTAGAAGTTGATAAACATGAAGCTCAAACTCTTGTTACAGAATATACACAGTCTAAAAATAAAGTAAATGAACTGACATTTATTGGTGATGATTATAAAAAATATAATGAGGCTTATAGAGTAAAAGCTGAATTAGAATCTAAGATTTCAAAGTTAAGCAATGATATTCTAAAAACAGAAAATAAGATTTCTACTGATCAAAACAGTTTGATTAATGTAGAATCACAGATTAAAGAATATTATGAACAAAAAGATGCAATTGAGTTTAATCAAACTATTAAACAAACAATTGAAAGTATCAAACTTAATATAAAATCAATTGACGTTGATATTAAAAATAAAAATAATAGTATAATTAATCATACTACCAAGTTATCAAACTCAATTGAACAGAAGAAAACAATTGAGAAGAATATTGAAGACACTAAATTATTAGAAACTCAATATGAAGCATATCAATTGTACACTTCTGCAATTTCAAGAGACGGTATACCATATGATTTGATCAGTAAAGCTCTTCCTACAATTGAAAAGGAAGTTAATAACATATTAAATCAGATCGTTGAATTTACTGTAACTCTACAGACTGATGGTAAAAATGTAACTACACATATTAATTATGAAGATAAGAAGTGGCCATTAGAATTAGCTAGTGGATTGGAAAGATTTATCAGTTCACTGGCTATTAGAGTAGCATTAATTAATGTAAGTAACTTACCAAGACCTAATTTTATAGCTATTGATGAAGGATTTGGATGTGCTGATGCTGATAATCTGTCATCTATGAGTACACTATTTGCCTTTTTGAAGACTAATTTTGACTTTGTTTGGATTATAAGTCACTTGGATGTTATGAGAGATATGGTTGACAACAGAATTGAAATTAAGAAAGAAAACGGATTTAGTAAAATAAGTTTTATATAAAATCTGATAAATATTAACATCTTGAATTTTTTAGCAATATTTATATTTAGTTTTTAAAACTCAAATTTTGAAAGGAAAAATATAACTATGCCAATTCAAGAAGGTGGAAGATTTACGCCGCAGGACACAATTGTAAGTCCTGGGGTATTTACAAGGGAATTAGATTTATCAGGTATTACGCAGGGAGTAGCTGATATTGGTGCAGCAATTGTTGCACCATTCCCAAAGGGCCCTGGCTTTGCTCCAACACTAGTAACCAACGTTTATGACTTGGAAACTAAGTTTGGTGTTGCAGATGGAGTATATTATGGTCCATATACTGCAAAAGAATACTTAAATGAAAAAGGATTTGTAACCGTAGTCAGAGTAGGTGCTTTGACTGGTTATAATCAAGATTATCCATTAGCAATTTATGCTCAAAAAGGTACTTGGAACAGAAACGGGGATATTGGTTCACTTGCTAGTGGATCATCATTCTTAACACCATCTGGTTCATTAGTATCAGGATCTGCTGGTTATTTAGCAGGTGTAACAGTTACTAATACATACGTTACTGCTTCAACAGGTAATTTTATAACTTCAGTCAGTAATCTAACAGGATCAATTCCTACTGCATCATTTACATTTACATTTGCATCAGCAGCAGGTTCTGCAACTAGAGAAGGTTTTGAATCAATAAACGGACCAAGTGGAAGTTTATTGTATTCAGGACAAACCGTAACAACAACTGAAGCTGCATATACTGCGTTTGTCTCTTCCTTAACTGGATCTTGGACATATAATAGCACTTTGGTTTCTGGTAGTAGTTATACCGGTAAACAATTATTGGATTATGGTTTACAAAACACAAGTGTAACATTTACACTACCACTAAGTGTAACATTACAAGGAACATCTACACCATTTGTTAATGCAACATTAATTAGTGGTAGTATAGTATCTTTTAAAGGTACATGTGATTCACCAGTATTAAGAGTACAAGGCATTATATCAGGCTCATTTGGTCAATATAATGGTACCTTCAGTGTAACTGGTAGCGCTCCATATGTTGATGATTGTAACGTATGGCGTTCTGGAAGTGCTGTTTCTGAAACTGTTTTGTTGGCAGTTCTAGCTGATACTAGAAATGCTACAATTACAAATCTATCCTCACCAGGATTCTCTGGATCTGTACTTACCTCTGCAAGTGTACTAACTTCAAATAGTTCAAGTATTGAACAAGATTATTTCTTGACACTAAGTGGAAGTAACTTGGGTTCATATGGTGTATTTGAATTCTCATTGGATTCAACAAGTCCTAAGTATATTGAAAATGTATTTGGTACAGACCCAACAGCAGTAAGTACAACAATTCAATTGAATCCTGCTTATCGTTATACTACATTCTCTGATACAATCAAGAGAATTGCAAATAATTCAACCAGTTATAGAGTAGGAATTGCTGCTCTACCAGGCGGAATTTTCTCTGGATCAAAAGCATTGAATTTCACTGATGCAAATTCATTTAACCCAGCAAATGGTGACAGTAACTTTGGTCTAACCAATGCTTATACACCATTTATTGTATCTCAAAAAGTTGCCGCAGTAAATGGTGCCACATCAAGATATGAATTGTTCAAAGTTCATACACTATCTGATGGTACAAATACTAATAAACAATATAAGATTGAAATTAGTGATGTTAAATTAGCTGGTACAGTATCAGGAACAGATTGGGGTACATTTACTCTATCTGTACGTGATTACAATGATACAACAAAACGTCCTAAGTATATTGAAACCTTCACAAACTTGTCACTAGATCCAGATTCTAGCAATTTCATTGCACGTAGAATTGGTGACAGATACAACTACATCAGTTACTCCGGTAAGATTATTGAATTTGGTACTTATGCCAATGTCAGTAAGAATATCAGAATTGAAATGACCACCAGTGATTATCCAATAACTGCCGTACCATACGGATTTAATCCATATGATGTACCAGTTGCAGGTGATCTTGATAATGTTGCTACCACTATGAAGTATAGTAGAGCTTCTCTATATGGTACACAACTTGGTAAGTATCCATCTGGTGTTGTATTTGATGCAATTCCAAACACAGATTCTGAATTGGTTGCTCTATATCCAACTGCTTCAACTGGAGTAGAAACTTATAATGACAACATTCAATATTTTGCTCCAGTTCCAAGTGGTGCAACTAACGGTAATAACGTTGGATTTGCTTTGGATGATGTAATTGTTGGAAGTGGTACCGGTTCAATACTTGCCGCAAGTTTGAGTGGTAGCATTCCAAGTACACCAAGTGCTTCTGAATCAACTTATGTTAAACTACGTAAGTTTGTTCTTGGATTCCAAGGTGGATTTGATGGTCAATCACCAACAATTCCAATTAATGTAGGAAGTTCAATTACTCCAGGTAACACTCAAGGTCTAGATTGTACAACAATTTCTAGTGCAGGTTCAGTAGCATACAAACAATGTATTGGTGCTCTTGGAAATGCAGATGAATTTGACATCAACTTGATTGCTCTACCAGGTATTTTCAATCAACATCATTCATACGTAACAACACTAACAATTGATATGTGTGAAGCCCGTGGTGATTGTTTCTATATCATGGATAACGTAACATTCCCATCAAGCAATCAAAGTGTAGGATTGATTGATGCTGCTGTAAGTAACGTAGCTACAATTGACAGTAATTATGTAGGTACTTATTATCCTTGGGTTAAGATCCTAGATACTAACACCAACAAGATTGTAAGTGTACCACCTTCAGTAGTATTACCAGCAGTTTATGCTGCTAATGACAAAGCAAGTGCAGAATGGTTTGCTCCAGCCGGTCTAAACCGTGGTGGTATTCCACAAGCTGTACAAACTCTTGATAGATTGACTCATGCAGAACGTGATACACTCTATGAAGGTCGTGTAAATCCAATTGCCGCATTCCCAGGTCAAGGTATCTGTGTATGGGGTCAAAAGACACTACAAGTTGAATCAAGTGCTCTAGACAGAATCAACGTCCGTAGATTGTTGATCAACTTGAAGAAGTACATTGCTTCAACCAGTAAGTACCTTGTATTTGAACAAAACGTAGCTGCTACACGTAACCGTTTCTTGAGTATTGTTAACCCATACCTAGAAAACGTACAACAACGTAGTGGATTGTTTGCCTTCCAAGTTAAGATGGATGATACAAACAATACACCAGACATTGTTGATAGAAACATCCTATACGGTCAAATCTATCTACAACCAACCAAGACTGCTGAATTCATAGTGCTTGATTTCAACCTCTTACCAACTGGTGCTACATTCCCTAATGCCTAATTGGTAAATAATTAAACAGAACCCCACTTAGAAATAAGTGGGGTTTTTTCTTTATAAAATCTATTTATATTGTACGATGATTAAGCTGACAGATTTATTATTACAAGAAGCTAAAATTCCAGCTAGTGAACAAGAAATGGATTTATATGCTAAAAAGTATAAAAAGACCATTGATTATTTACGTAGTAAGAATAAAGTATTACTATTAACAACCAGTAATAGATGGGTCAAACACAAGGAAGATGTACCAAAGAGTACTCAATTAGCTCTCAAAATACAAGAATTGCTTGGCAAGGAAAAAGTAACTTTAATTGATACAACCAAGTTAAACATATTTCCATGTGAAGGTAATGTAAGTAGTAACAGAGAATTTGGCGGAAATCATTGTGGTACTGCAAAGGCATTATTGAAAAATAAAGAGCAAAATCCAAGTGGATATCATCGTTGTTGGGCTAGTGTAAATGAAAAAAATGATGAACTATGGAAAATTACCAAGGAATTGTTTGAAAGTGATTGTATAGTATTTTTTGCTAGTATTAGATGGGGTCAGGCTAATGGATACTACCAAAAATTAATTGAAAGATTAACTTGGATTGAAAATAGACACTCAACTTTAGGTGAAAGTAACATAGTAAAAGATATTGATGCAGGTTTTATTGCCGTTGGACAAAATTGGAATGGTAGAGACGTTACAAAAACACAAAAAGCCGTTCTTGAATTTTTTGGATTTAAAACACCTGATGAATTGTTTTGGAACTGGCAATTTACTGACAATCCACTTGATGAAACATCCAGATCTTACAACAAAGCAATTACTGTATTTGATAACACATTTGAAATATGAATAAATTAACTCAATTTTTAGTAGACAGTTTATTAAATGATCCAAAACCAACATTAAATGAAGGTGGTGCTTATGGACATTTAGCACATCCATATGAAGATATGGAATTAACATTCCAAGATTTAAGAAACATGGTGGATCAATCACTATTAGGTGACTTAAAAGCATTTGAAAAAACAGACGGTCAACAACTTTCCTTTACATGGAAAGATGGACAATTGAGACTTGCAAGAAACAAAGGACATCTAAAAAATCAAGGTCAAAATGCTTTGACTAAAGATGGTATTAAAGTAATGTTTTCTGATAAACCACAAAATATTCAAGATGCTTTTAGTTTTGCAGTGGATGATTTATCAAATGCCCTATCAAAAGTTCCAAGAGAAGAGTTGAATCAAATGTTTGGTAATGGTAAAAAGTTTGCAAGTGTTGAAGTAATTTATCCAGCTACAAAGAATGTAATTCCATACAACTTAAGTATGTTGGTATTTCACGGAATTATTGAATATAATGATTTAGGTGAACCAATTGCAGGTGGAGATGCTGAATCTGGTATTATACTTGGCAATTTAATTAAAAATGTAAATGCAGATGTACAAAATACATTTACTATCAGAGGACCAAACAAATTATTGTTATCTAAAGTAAAGAATTTACCACAAAAAAGAAAACAATTCATGACAATGATTGATCAATTGCAAGGATCATTCAGTGATCAAACAAAAATTATTGAGTATCATAAAAATTGGTGGAATAATTTTATCAGAGAAAAGGCAGATTCATTTGGATATTCAATTTCACCTGAAGTATTGAGTTTATTAGTTAAAAGATGGGCAGAATTTGATAAAAGTGTTAGCATAAAAACCATTTTAAAACAAATTGACAATGAAGAATTTAAAAATTTTGTTAGTGCCTTTGATAAAGAAAGTCATGAACAGCAATATAAAAATAACATCAGACCGTTTGAAGAATTATTTTTAAAATTAGGAGTTGAAGTATTGAAAAATGCTGCTGGTTACATGGCTGCTTCACCTGATGATGCTGCTAAACAAATAGCAAGTGATGTGTTGATACAAGCAAAAACAATCAAGTCCAAAGGTGCAACTGAAGATCAATTAAATAAATTAAAGAATGAATTACAAAGATTAAAAGTTGTTGGTGGATTGAAAAAAATAGTAGGTTCAGAAGGATTAACATTCTTTTATAATGATAAAATATATAAATTGACTGGTCTTTTTGCTCCTGTAAATCAAATTTTAGGATTATTAAAATATCAAAGATAAATTTAGTTATATATAATATAAAGGTTATTAAATAATATGAAAAGAGCATCAGGTAAAAGTAATTTGTCCATTGTAAAAGATTATTTGGACGGAAATAGACCATTTATTCAAGTTGGTTATGATCCAAATTTAGATAATGGTAAAAGAAAAGAAGGTGAAATTTGGGAGGATGGTCAAGGCAATAAATGGATGTGGAAAAATGGCAGCAAAAGAAAAGTACCTAAACTTGCTCAAATTAAAATTGAACAAAGATGTAGTATTTGTAATGCAGATACTAAATGGGGAAATTATTTGGATCAAAAATTTTATCCAAAAACAGGCAGATGTTATGATTGTAATATTATTTTTGATAGCAAACTAAAAATACTAGGCGCATTTGTAGATTATGAAAAGCATAAAATTTGTAAAAGTATGCTTTCAGAAATGAATGACTTTAAACAACAAATTGTAGAAAGTATCACTTATCTTGAAGCTGATAATTCAATGCCTAAATTACAATATTTCAATGAAGATGGATCACAAGAGTTTTGGACAGATGATACTGATATGAAGAGTAAAGTATTAACTGATCTTAAAAAGGATTTAATAAACGTCAATGAAAAAATTGATGAGTTAAACAAAAAAATAAGTGAACTTAAGTATGATTCATCTATTGAAGAAAAAGCAAAACAAATGACTTTGGATAAACTTAATAGTCAAGATCAATGAGTGTACAGAAAACATTAAAAGATGTAATCAAAGATGAATACAAGAGATGTCTTGTAGAACCTATGTATTTCATGAAGAAATACGTAAAAATTCAACATCAAACAAGAGGTATTATTCCATTTGAATTGTATCCATTCCAAGAAGAAACATTACAAGACTTTATTGACTATGATAGAAATATTGTATTAAAATCCCGTCAAATGGGTATTTCCACACTTGTTAGTGCATATGCTTTATGGACAATGATATTTAATCCAGGCAAAAACGTACTAATTTTATCTACTGTACAAAACACCTCAAAAGAAATTGTATCAAAAATAAGACTTGCAAATAATAATCTCCCCAGTTGGTTGAAAGTTCCAACCGTTGAAGATAATAGACTATCATTGAAGTTTAAAAATGAATCAAGAGTTCTTGCAGCATCTTCAGCCGCTGATAGCGCACGTGGTTTCAGCGCTTATTTGCTTGTAATGGATGAATGTGCGTTCATTGAAAATGCAGAAGAAGTTTGGACATCTGCTCAACAAACAATGGCTACTGGTGGTAGAGCTATTTTGTTAAGTACACCAAACGGTGTAGGTAATTTCTTCCATCAAATGTGGGTTGACGCAGAATCAAAGAAGAATACCTTTAAAACCATTAGATTGAAGTGGGATAGACATCCAGAAAGAGATCAATCTTGGAGAGATAGACAAACTGCTGAGTTGGGTATTAAACGTGCTGCACAAGAATGTGATACTGAATTTTTGTCTTCTGGTAATACTGTAGTTGATACTGCAATTATTGAAAATTATAGACACAACAAATGTAAAAGTCCAGTAGAAATGCGTGGAGGAGATCATGGATATTGGATATGGGATTATCCTGATTATAGTAGAGATTATATAGTTGCTGCGGACGTTGCAAGAGGTGATGGTGCGGATTATAGTGCCTTTCATGTTATTGATGTTGAAACAATGACTCAAGTTGCAGAATATAAAGGACAGATAGGTACCAAAGATTATGGTAATATGTTGGTTAGTGTAGCTACTGAGTATAATAATGCTTTATTGATAGTAGAAAATGCAAATATTGGATGGGCAGTATTACAACAAATAATAGATAGACAATATCCAAATACGTTCTATAGTAGTGCAGATCTACAATATGTAGATGTAGAAAAACAATTAACAAATAAGATCAATAGAGATGAAAAAAAGATGATTCCTGGATTTACAAATAGTCAAAAAACAAGACCACTATTGATTTCAAAATTGGAAAGTTATTTTAGAGAAAATTTAGTAGAAGTACGTTCAATTAGATTAATTGATGAATTATCAGTATTTATTTGGGATTCAAATAAAGCAACTGCAATGAGAGGATATAATGATGATTTAGTTATGTCATTGAGTATTGGGTTGTGGGTAAGAGATACAGCATTAAGATTAAGACAACAAACTATGGATTTAAATAGATCAATGTTAGGTGGAATATCTAGAGCAGGTGGTAGTCAGAATGTATATAAACCACAATCATTAAAGAGTCAAGAAGCTTGGCAAATGAACGTTGGATTAACAAATGATAAAAAAGAAAATCTAACTTGGTTACTCTAATATACTTATATATATAACTTATGGCAAATGAAGAATTTCAAATATTAAAACAAAGATCTCTTTTCTCCAAGTTAAGAAGACTGTTTTCCACTGATACAATTGTACGCAATGTAGGTGGTAAGAAATTGAAGGTAGTTGATACAGATCAAGCAATGTATGCAACTGACCGTAATACACTTAGAGATCGTTTTAATAGAATCAGAACCAGTGCATATAATCAATACAGCAGAGATTTTACATTAAGTTATCAAGCTGCACGTATTGAATTATTCCGTGATTATGATACAATGGATATGGACCCTATCATTTCATCTGCACTAGACATTTATGCAGATGAATGCGTTACTAAAAATGAATTGGGTGATATTTTAACAGTCCATTCAGAAGATCAAAACATCAAAGAAATTTTAAATAATTTGTTTTATGACATATTAAATATTGAGTTTAATATGTGGAGTTGGACTAGAAACTTAGTTAAATATGGTGATTTTTATTTGAAGTTATACATTAGTCCTGAATATGGTGTATACTTTGTTGAACCAATGAGTTCTTACAATGTTACCCGGGTTGAAAATAGTGATTTAAATAACAAGAATTATACAAAATTCCAAGTTAATTTGCCTGAAGGTGGTAAGATTGAAGAACTTGAAAATTATCAAATTGCACACTTTAGATTATTGAGTGACAGTAACTTCTTGCCATATGGTAAGAGTATTATTGAAGGTGGTAGAAGAGTATGGAAACAATTATCATTGATGGAAGACGCAATGTTAATCCACCGTGTAATGCGTGCTCCAGAAAAGAGAGTGTTTAAAGTTGACGTTGGTAATATTCCGCCACAAGAAGTAGATCAATATATGCAAAAGTTGATGGACAAGATGAAAAAGGTTCCATATATTGATGAAAAAACAGGTGATTATAATTTACGTTTTAATTTACAAAACATGGTAGAAGACTTTTATCTACCAGTACGTGGCAGTGATAGTGGTACTAGCATTGAACCCTTGAGTGGTATGGAATTTACTGGTATTGATGACATTCAATATCTTCGTAACAAGATGTTAGCCGCATTAAAGATTCCTAAAGCATTTTTGGGTTATGAAGAAGATTTGAGTGGTAAAGCAACTCTTGCAAGTGAAGACGTAAGATTTGCTAAGACTGTTAATAGAGTACAAAGAATTTTAGTTAGTGAATTGACAAAGATTGCAATCATTCATTTGTATGCACAAGGATATAAAGATTCTTCTCTAGTCAATTTTAGCTTGGAATTAACAAACCCATCCGTAATTTTTGAAAAAGAAAAAGTTGCAATTTGGAGTGATAAAGTAGCCGTTGCAAAGGACATGGTAGAAAATAAGTTATTTAGCAGAAGATGGATCTATAACAACGTATTCAAAATTTCTGAGGATGACATTGAAGTTCAGAAAAATGATATTGTTGATGACGCTAAACAAAATTATAGATTCAAACAAATTGAAGATGAAGGTATTGATCCAGCTAAACCATTCAATAAAATTAAGCCAGAAGAAGGTGAAACTGAAGGAGGTTCAGGAGGTGGAGCAGGTCCAGGACCTGAACCTGGTGCCGGTCCTGAAGGAGGTGCATCTGAAAAACCACCAGAAAAGTTGGCAGAATATGAAAGACCTTCTCAAGCAGGAAAGAAAAAAGCAAGTGATTATTCATTTGGAGAAGATGTTCTTGGTAACTTAGAAAACAATAGATCTGTTAAAAATACTATTGGACATAAATTTAAAAATGATTCTCCATTAAGTCTTGAAAGATTTGATTCTTATTTGAAGGATTACAAGACTGAAAATAGAGAATTATTGAAGGAATTTAAATCAAAAAACAAACCAAGTTACTTGGATGAAAGTAATATACTATGAAATCACTGAAAGGATTCATAAATATTGTATATAAAATGATTTTTACATAAAAATAACTATATTTATAAAATAACTAGAAAAAGAATATATGCAAATAGCTAAAGCTAAGCACTCTAAATTTAGGAACACAGGCATTCTTTTTGAACTGCTCACTCGGCAAATTACTGCTGATATCCTTGCCGGAAAGGATGAATCTATTGCTAAAACCCTTCTCTTTAAATACTTTAAAGAAAACAAAGAATTAGGAAAAGAATGGCAATTATATAGCTTTTTATTAAATGAAAAAGCAAAAGATGAAGTACAAGCTGAAAAATACATCAATGTCGTCTTGAAACAAAGAGAAAAAATTGATGATAAAAAGTTAGTTCAAGAAAAATATAATTTAATCAAAGAAATAAAGGAAACTTATCCTATTGAAGATTTGTTGAAGTCAAATCTAAAAAATTATAAGACGTTTGCATCTATTTACAAAGTATTTGAAGACCATGTAAATGACAAAGTGAAGTTTGACATGAATGAGATCATTCAGTCCAGAACAGTCATCACTGAAAATTTATGCGGTAAGAAAAAACAAATTAATGAATCTGAAGATAACTTAATAAACATCTATAAACAACAAAGTGAAGAAGTACGTTTATTAAGTTATAAACTTTTGATTGAAAGTCTAAATGAAAAATATAAAGGACTAGATACAAATCAAAAGAATCTGTTAAAAGAATATATCAATAACATTTCAAATACAAATTCACTTAATAAATTGATTGTAAGTGAAATTGAAAATGTTAAATCTCAATTAACAGAGTGCTTATCAAAAATTGATAATGATATTATCAAAATTAAAATCAATGAAGTAGTAAAACAATTGAATAACGTAAAACCTTCTTCAAATGTAAAAGATAACCAAATCATGGTTTTGTTGCTTTCATATGAACTTCTAAAAGAAATCAAAAATAAACTTTAATATTATGAGTGATAAAAACAAAAAACTAATCGTTGGTGATTTCAAAAAGGCCCTAAAAGAATTGGTAAAACAAGTAATGGATGAAATCAGCACAACCGGTGGTGTTGGTCCTACCGCAGTACCAAATTGGGTAAGTAAAAATGCAAAGGGTCGTCCAGATATAGCTACAAAATCTCTTGACGGATATAAACTAGCAGAAAAGAAGGGTGAAAAGAAACTTGCACCAGTAGGTAAAGAAAAAACACCTGACGTAGTTAAAGGTCCAACAAGTAAGGGAGTAAAGTCAGATGATCTTTATATTCTTCACAAAAGAAGAGCAATTGCCGCTTCTAAGAATGATAAAAAAGACACACAACATTATGACAATTTGATTGCTACAGGTGAAAAACAATTGGGTTATAAGCCAGGCGCAAGCAAAAAGAAATAATATGAATATCAGTCTTAAAAAACTTATATTTGAAGCAGAAGGTGATGTACCACCACAAAAGGGTGCAAAACCACCTACACAGGCTCCAGCAGCTGCTCCAAAAGCTGCTCCGACACCAAAATCACCACCAACACCAGCTCCAGCAGCAGAAAAACAACCATCTGCTCCATCTGGTGGTGAAGGTGATGCAAATACATTCAATGTTAAGTTTGATTTAGATGACTTTGAAACCAAGGTTTCTAACTCAACTGAACAAGCAAAAAATGATTTTCAAAGCAAAATTTTGCAAAAGATTTCAAACAAACAAGTAAGATTGGTTAGAGCCGCAAAAGGTTTTGGTCAACCTGAAAGAGAATATGTTGTTAATGTTGCGGATGTCAAAATTGAATTTTGGTATCAAAAGTACGTTGTTGTAATTACTGGTAGAGAACAAAACAAACAAAAGGAAAGTGATTTCCATTTGACTGCTCCATATGTCATAAAGATTATGGGACAAGCTCAACCATCTAAATCTAAAAAACAAACACAACCAGCTGCTCCAAAACCAGTTCAAACACCACAAAACACTGCAACAAAGGGATTGTAATATGGAAAGAAAATTAATAGTAGATTGTATAACATTTGATATTTCAAAAGACGTAATAAATGAAGCCATGTCAAAAGGCGGACCATTTATTGTAAAAGGAATTTTGCAAAGAGCTGGCGCAAAAAACCAAAATGGTAGAATTTATCCAAAAGAAATTTTGGAACGTGAAGCAAATAAATACAATGAAAACTTCATCAAAGAACGTAGAGCTTTGGGTGAATTAGATCATCCAGATAGTAGCGTTGTCAACTTGAAAAATGTAAGTCACAACGTAACAAAAGTAATGTGGGATGGTGATGATTTGATCGGTGAAGTAGAAGTATTACCTACACCAAGTGGTAATATTCTAAAAGAATTATTTGCATCTGGAATTAGATTAGGTATTAGTTCTAGAGGAATGGGCAGTGTAAAGAAGAATGTTTATGAATCTGCTGATGAAGTTCAAGATGATTTTGAATTGATTGCATTTGACTTTGTAAGCAATCCATCTACCAGAGGTGCTTTTTTATATCCAAAGGATCAACAATCTTTACAAGAAGGTGTAGTTAAGAATCCTGAAACAAATAAATGGGACAGTGTTGAGAATATTATTAGAGATATTCTTGGTGAAATTAAGTCATAAACACAAAATATTTTATATTTATAACATATGATTAAACTAAAAACTTTAATTGAAGAAAATGCAGCTGCTGCTGGTCAACAACCTGTTAGTACAGAACCACAAAAAATGACCAAAGAAGACAAAAAGATGTTGGCTAAAATGGTAGCAGAATACAATGAGTACGGCAAAGTATTACGTAATGTAAATGAAATTGCTCAAGTATCTGAAAAGCTTTGTAAGATTGCTGGCATGGCAGAAAATTATGCATTACAAGAATGTGGTGATTGGATGCAAGCCAATGTAGCTAAGAGACACTTTGCTGAATTGAAGAAGTTGTCTGAAGGATTTCGTAAATTAGCATCTGAATGTTATGAAAATAACAAACAAATGACTGCTCTATATGAAGATATGGGACACATTTATGAAAAGTATTTTGAAATTAATGATCCTAAATAACTAAACGCTAAACTGTGGTAAAAGAAAACCCCGCCTTCTGGCGGGGTTTTCTTTTTTAAGGTGTTTCAACTGAACCAAACGTGTTAATCATATCCATCATTTGATCAAAGTTTTTATACACATGTTTTCTATCATTCATTACTAACCAATATCCTTGGGCAGTTTTATAAATAACAAAGTTTAATGATGTCATATCACTATTTCTGTCAACTTTTAGTCTGAACCTTGTGTCACCATCAGGTTCAAATCCCATACCAATTAACATGTCTACTTCTTTCCAATCCCAACCATTTGGATGGTCAATATCATCAATTTTATATTCACCGTTGGTATCATCAAAACCTTCTTTTTTAATAAATGATTTTAAATGGGTCATATATTTACTTTCATTGAACGGTTAATAAAATTATACAATTTACTTTCAATTTTACTCTTTTTACTTAAATCTGTTTTTTCTCCTTCAATTAATGCTTTGATTGGATCAGACAATTTAGAATATACTATGGTTTTTTCTTCTAAACTAGCAGCATTTTTCTTTTCTACATAAAATATAATATACTTAAAACTAGTTTTACTACTATCAGCTTCATTTATTAGTTTTTTAATTACAAAATAGAATGTATTTTCACCAATAGTTTTTTCAAAACTTAACTCCATACCTCTGTCAGTATCTTCATTGTTAATCTGTACAATTTCTTTAATTTTATCAATTTCAAACTGTTCAAAATTAATACCTTTGTTTTTTGTCAATTCAGCTTTTAGTGTTACGTCATTCACTTCAGAATTTGCTGTTTCACTTAGTAATGTTTCTTTAAGAGATCTACGCAATACTTCTTTCAATTTACTCTTTATTTGAATCTTTTGTTCATTGGTAACATTCGCATGAAGAGCAGCTAAATATCGTTTAATACTACCTTTGGTACATCCAACTTTTTTACCAGTATCTTTTTTGTAAATACAATTACCTTTTATTTTATATGGCATAATAGTATAAATATCTAAAATTTTTATTACTTTCATTTTTTTATTTATATTTATTTAACAGTATTACGACATTCTTTGTCGCATAAATTAATAAAAATTATTATTGAAGTTTACCCTCTAATAACTTCAGGAAACCCAAAGGAAATATTATGTCAGATTTATTAAAGGAAGCTATTGCTGACGCTAAGGCTGTACGTGCTACTGCTCTAGCAAATGCAAAAGCCGCATTAGAAGAATCATTCAAGCCAACATTGGAAGCAATGTTAGCTGAAAAACTAAAGAGTGAAATTGGTATGGAAGATGAAGCAGTTCATTCTTCTGATATTGGTTCAGGTAAAAGTGTAGCACCACTTGGTACACAATCTACCAACCAAGATCCAGGCGCAAATCAAATGTTTGAAGAATCAGATGAAGAAGTAACAAGTGAAGAACTTGATGAAATTCTTGCTGAACTTGAAAGAGAAATGGGAGATGCACCAGCTGATCCAGCACCTGCTCCAGAAGCTCCAGTAGCTGCTGAACCTGCTGCTGAAGTACCAGCCCCAGCTCCTGCTCCAGAAGCACCAGTTGCACCAGCTCCTGCTCCAGAAGCTCCAGTAGCTGCTGAAGAAGTAGAAGAAGTTGATGAAGAAATCAATCTACAAGAACTTCTAGACACCTTGAGTGAAGAAGTTGAAGAAGTAGATGAAGCTAAGAAACATGATTCTGAAGAAGAAGAAGAAGATAAAGAAGAAGTAAAAGAACAAACTGAAGAATCTGTTCAATTGGCTGAAGCTTTAAATACCGTTCAATTCCTACGTGATCAATTGAATGAAATCAATCTTTTGAATGCTAAGTTGTTGTACACCAACAAGTTGTTCAATAAGTTCTCATTGAACCAAGCTCAAAAGATGAAGGTAGTAGAAACTTTCGACTTAACCAGCTCCATCCGTGAAGTTAAGTTGAGTTATAAAATTTTGTCCGAATCACTTAGTTCAGGTGGATCAGCTGTCAAGAAACCAAATACAGCTGCACAAACTATCACCGAAGGTTTGGCAAGTAAACCAGTTGCATCAACAGCTCCTAAGAAGGAATTGATTGTTGAAAACAGCAACGTGATGGCTTCAAGATTCCAAAGACTTGCCGGAATTAAGAAGTAAAAAATTAAAACAAGGCAAGTAAACAAAAAACTAAAATACAGAAAGAAAATATGAGTGATATTAAGAGTCTATTGACAAACAATATGAACCCACAAGCTAAGTTGATGACTGAAACTCGTGGATTGCAAAACAAATGGGACAAGACAGGTCTTCTTGAAGGTCTAGAAGGCATTGAAAAGGCCAATATGTCTATCCTATTGGAAAACCAAGCCAAGCAATTGCTTGATGAATCTACCTCTACAGGTACTTCCCAAAACAGTGAACAATGGGCTGGCGTAGCTCTTCCATTGGTTCGCCGTGTATTCGCTGAAATCTCCGCTAAGGAATTCGTTTCAGTTCAACCAATGAACCTACCATCTGGTCTAATCTTCTATCTAGACTTCAAGTACGGCACCAACCGTAACGGTCTACCAGGATCTAACCCATTCAGTGGTTCATCAATGTTCGGTGGTACTGGCATCAAGCTAGGTTCTACTGATTCTCCAGAAAACGGTCTATATGGTGTTGGCCGTTATTCATACACCAGTAACTATTTCACCCAATCATTGAGCACCACCTCAGGTTCCGCAACCTTGAGTGATCTAAACTTTGATAGCTCAATTACATCAAGTACATTGCCATTCGTTGGTCAAAAGATCAATGTTCTAGTTGGTACTAACACAATTAACACTGACTTGAATGCTGTAAGAAGCTTCACCATCAGTGCTTCTGGTATCAATCCAGTTAACGTACTAAATGAATTGACCAAGGTATATAACACTGGTTCTCTAACTACTGCTAACTACTACATTGTACAATTCATTGTAACTGGTTCAACTGCTGCAGGTAACGCCAGTGGTGCCGCAGTCCTAACTTATACAAAGCAACCAACTGATCAAACCCGTGGTGACTTTGAAGATACCAATCCATTCAAGGGTGAAGCTGTTAATAACGGTATTGACAAGGGTACTGATATCAACATTCCAGAAGTTAACTTGGAACTAAAGAGTGAACCAATTGTTGCTAAGACCCGTAAGTTGAAGGCAGTCTGGACCCCAGAATTGGCTCAAGACTTGAATGCTTACCACAGCATTGACGCAGAAGCAGAATTGACTGCTCTATTGAGTGAATATGTATCAATGGAAATTGATCTTGAAATCATGGACATGTTGATCAGTGCTGCTCCAGCATTGACCACTGAAGCTTGGTCCGCCGTAATTGGTAAGGAACTAGTCAAGGGTGCAAATGACAGTGCAGGTCTACCAACCTTCACCGTAAACAACGATTCAACCAATCGTACTGCTTACGTAAAGAGCACTTGGTACCAAACTCTTGGTAACAAGATCCAAAAGGTATCTAACAAGATTCACCAATTGACCCTACGTGGTGGTGCTAACTTCTTGGTTGTAGGACCAGACGTAGCCACTGTATTGGAATCCATCCCAGGATACGTTGTAAACACTGACGGTGATAGTGCTAAGTTCGCAATGGGCGTAAGCCGTGTTGGTTCTTTTGCTTCCCGTTTCCAAGTTTACAAGAATCCATACATGCAAGAAAACACAATCTTGCTTGGTTTCCGTGGTAACAACTTCCTAGAAACCGGTGCAGTTTATGCTCCATATATTCCATTGGTACAAACTCCATTGGTATATGATCCAATCAACTTCACTCCACGTAGAGGTGTAATGACCCGCTACGCTAAGAAAGTAGTCCGCCCAGAATTTTATGGGAAAATCTATGTTGGTGACTTGAACCAAGTCTAATCAATAAGGTAAATAATTAAACGCACCCCGGCAGAAATGCCGGGGTTTTTTGTTTTTTAATTCTATTTATATTTATGATTAAATTAACTGACATTCTAGATGAAATGGTTGAAAGGGGAGAACCAATGAAGTTGGTCAAAGATGCCTCTATCAGTGATCAATTGAAATATCATTTGGATAGAAATCTCACTTTAGAAGAAAATGTATTTAGAATTTATAGTGAAGGATATTTTCATTTAGTAAATGAAGTACGTGAATTATATAATCAAGATTTAATTGAGTTGAATGATAATGATGTAGATATTATAGAAAGTGATCTTGGTAGTAAAGCAATATATGAAGGTATAGAAGTATATTTAGACGCACCAATTGAAATAGAAGATGATGAGTACATTAATGAAGTCAAACACAGAGGTAGAACTGTAAATCTTAATAGACCATTTAGAACTCCAGGAGGACCAAAGAAATTTGCTGTATACGTTAAATCAAAGGCAGGTAAAATAAAGAAAGTTACCTTTGGTGATCCAAACATGAGAATCAGAGCTGGTAGTGCAGCACGTAGAAAAAGTTTCAGAGCTAGACACAGATGCAGTCAAAAGAAAGATCGTACTACAGCTGGATATTGGAGTTGCAGAAGTCATAGAATCAAATCACTAGGTACTAAGAGTAAAGGAAAATATTGGTAAAATATGAAACTTACAGAATTAAAAGAATTAATAAAAGAAGTATTACTTGAAGCGGTACCATTTGATAAAGCAACTGATATTGAATATGGACTAAAAGCCAAATATGATGAATTGGGTGATTATACATTTGGTGTAGAATTTGAATTTGAACCTGTTGTAGAAGAACAGAATTTATCAACTGATCAAATCATAGAAAAGTTATCAGATATGATGGGTACATCATACAGTTATGATAATGGATTAACTGATGCTTATAATTCATGGGTTGACGAACAAAGAAATGAAGCAGCAAAAAGATGGAGTCGTTATGGAACCATTGACAATATTGATAGATATGATGAAGAATATGGTCCAATGAGTGTAGATACATTTGATAGTAGTGTATCTGAACCAGTTGAAAGTGATTATGCTACTGAAGAGGAATACAATGAAGCATATGAAAAATATGATGAAGTAAGAAATGAAGTGGACAGTGAATAT